TATCTTATACGGATATATCTGTAAGCCAGCGAAGATCATTGATGCTTCTGAGTACGAGGATCTTCCGATTATTCAGGCACTTGCCCCTAGCCGACAGGAGTTTTTACAGATGCTTCTTGATTACGCTAGGGTAAAGTCTTCGAGGACTGGAGCGTATAAAAGCTACCATACCGATGAGTTTAGAGAGTTTTTCGATTACTTCAGGACTATGGTAGGCGAGCACCAGAAAGCTTTCCCGCGATCCTTAGAGCACACGACGATAGTATCCCCCGAGGCTGCTGTCGACGATGACCGTGTAGCTTCGGATTACGTGGATGCCTAGACGTTATAAACCAGTCCGTAATGTGAGGAAGCCGAGACCTGAGTTTCGGCCACTCACCCCACGTGTACGACCTGAGTGGCAGAGAGGGAATGACTACCCCTCTCGTATGCCCACTAAAGATTGTACATACAAGATAGATAACCGACCGACGACTACCGCTACTGTCGCACCAGCGTATAACAAAGGTGCGTACCAAGTGATTCCTAGATCTGACGTCGAGCATATTGGGAGGTAATATGCCCAAAGAAATAATATTCGGAGGAGAGGAGATGCCTACAGAGGAGGTAGACTGGGTTTGGGAAGAAGCGTTCGATAAGTTTGGTTTCGATGATGGTGACGGTTGGAATGGCACAGATCTTGTTGCAGCGTTTATTGATGAGCAGGGTTATGAAACTGACTGTGGTACTTGGGGCATACATAATTACATGATTATGGATGTTAAGCGAGCAGGGGCTTCGATTATGCCTGACGGTGTTGACGTAGGTTATACCGACCCACGAACCTGGATCCCCAAAACATTACAACAGAAACTTGATAAGGAGTTCAAATAATGCCATTAAACTGGTACATATCTAAAGTAGAGGACTGCGACAATTACTGTTTCGAACCAGATCCTGAGAACCCTGAAAAAGAGAGGATAACACCTCTTACAAACCAGCTAATCAATATGACCATGGCTGTCGGGATGCACGACATTACTAAAAAGAATTACCGTGAGTTTTATACACGGATGCTTTTGTTAGGTTTAGATAAATCTTTATACACACTAGATGAAGACGGTAATCAAGTAGGGATCCAGTTAGAAGATGTTAAACGACATATTGGATTAGGGACGAACGCTTCGTCGATAAGATTAGATAAGCTATTGAAAAATATTTATCTGAGAAAGCTTGAGACCGTCGAGAGGATGGAGAACTCTGGTTAGTGCTTTACTATCCTTTGGTCGCGGGTTACGCTTTATTACCGCGCTATACCGCGCCGGAGACTTAGAAAGGAGAAAGAGTTGGACATAGCAACAGCGTTACGGATTGTCGTAGAGCGAGTTGAGGTTAACGGTGACGAGGAAGTCGAGTTAGCTATTCGCACAGTAGAGGATGCTTTAAGACTAACCCCAGTAATTAGCCACGGACATTTACAGCCGTTCCATTATGTAGAATGGAAACAGCCTGACCCTGACGTAGAGTACGATGGTGTGTGGAGCTGGGATACGGAATACTTTAACAAGACTAGAAAGCTGAGGCCCAAGCTTGTGTTGAAAGAAGAAGTAGACCCGAAGTATCGTTACAGAAGCTGGGATGAGAATGAGTTCGCTTATAGACGTGCCATGCCTAAGTGGATGGCTGCTGAGGCAGGCATTGACTTACGAGACCCAGATGCTCACATACAATATATTAAGTGGGCTGATTTACAGTTAGTAGAGGTGCCTGCTAAACAAGAAGCAGGGGAGTGGAACGCAGAGCCATCGTGGTATATAGACCCACACCGTACTCCTACTTGGTATGTGTATAAATTGACTAACGGATATAAGTCGATTAGACGCGAACATATTTCGGCAGCACCCGAGTATGTAAAAAGAGCAGCAGCAGTTGCAAGAGATAAGTTGATTAATTCTTAAAAGGAGAAAAGATGGAAGACCTAGAACCACAAGATTGTGTTTTATGTGGCGAAGAGATACTGCCACAAGTAAACCCAAAAGACGGTAAAGTTTTTTGGAGAGGGGGCCATAACCCTGCTCCACTAGCTGACGAGGGTAAGTGTTGCGACTGGTGTAACAAGACTTTGGTTTTAGCAGCTAGGCTTAAGGCGACGATGGCATGACAACAGTCTGGCGAACAGATGACCCCGTAACTTGTGACGGATGCCGTAAGAAGTTTGACCGTAGCGAGTTGCGATGGGTTGGAGTTTATTTTTGTTGCACCCCATGTTTCCACGAAACCTGGGAAAAGATAGCACAAGAAGAATGGGAACTAGACCATGGATGAGATAGAGTGCGACGACCACGAGTGGGTGTACCAACCTGCAGAGTATGAGACTTTGTCGGGTCGGGCGACCGTATTGCAATACCCAGAGATGACGTATTGCGAAAAGTGTGGGAAAATTTTGGAGGATGAATAATGGATGATCTTGAACAGGAGTATGCGTCGATACAAGAAGAGATTGATAAGTATCGAGTAGACGAGTGGCACTCGTTAGTGCCGTTGATGGAAGATACTGATTGGTTATTAGGAAGGCTGATGGAGGTATCTCACCCAAATATAGAAAAAGGTGCGAACGGTTTGTTTTTATATCAAGAAGAACAGACCCACATAGGATGGACAAAGCCTGAAGATAACCACCTTACAGGAATCTTTGTGTTGATAATGGAAGACATTGATTATATTTACCAAGCTTTAGTTTGTGATCATTATGATCCACTTCATGCTTGTAGAGTTTCTCAACTTACTAGACTTGATAAGAAGAGAAAAGGTTAGGCTCAGGGAATACTCCTCCCTAAGACACACGCCCCCCACCCGTGTGGAGCCGAAGGTGGGGACTCTCCCTTAGTGCTTTACTTTCGGGTAGTCGTTACCTACTATATATAGGCGCGTTTACGCGCCGGATTTTATTTAGAAAGGAGAAAGATATGACAGTTGATACTAAAGATCTGATAGCACAGGGAAAGACTCAAGCGGGAACACCCGTGATGTCTACATTTCTTGAGCAGATCGGTATTAGAGTTGATGCTTTAGAAGAGAAAGTCAACTTATTGAAAAGTATCGATAAGACTAATAGGACAGAGTTTTTGATGGTGTATCGAGGGTTTTTTCCGAAAGACCAGATTAGTAAATGTCTTTCGACCACCACATTACCCTGGAGTCCAATGAACGACGTGGTATCAGTAGAGAGCTACGAACCAACGTACGAAACGACCCTTGAGATTAGAGTCGACTTACACGAGCCGTGGAGTGACATTGCTGTTAATAAGAGTTTTAAAAACCCTTACGGATTGTTTAAAAAACCTGAGAACGATGAAGAGGTTGAGCAAATAAACCACGGTTTAATTTGGGTAGACTTACAATACGGCGAAACAAATAGTACAGGATTCTTTTTAATGACTGGTGCGGGATTGTTAGCGTTAGCCGAAACTAACCCTGATTTGTATCGAGGCTTGACTTCTAAGACCGATGGTAATTTACATTGGGAGGGGATGCCGGGTGAGTTATTACACCCAATAACTGCGGAGATAGAGTTACCTCGTTACGAACAATTTTATGATGAGCCAGAGATAAAGAAGTTAACTAACTATTATTATTGGAACTATACTTCCAATGAAGACGGCTTAGAGTTTATCCCTCACAAGATGCCTAACAAAATCGACAGAGAGATCAATACTGATCACTGGGATGAGATTAGGTGGAGACAGAGGACCGAGTCTTGTACAACACCAAACTTATTCGATTACGATAATGTTTATCACGACACACCGTTTGAGATTATGTTGGGGAAAGTAACTGCGGATTACTTATTATAATAAGTAGCCACTGATCCACGCAAAGCCCACCGAGTGTGGGCTTTTTCTTGCCTATTAGAAACGACCGAAATATTAGAGTTATTAGTCTATTTAGAAAAAAAACTTTTTTTAAAAAAATTAACAAAAACAGCTAATAGAGTAATAGAAGTAATAGAATTTTGTTGAAAGGCTCCTGGGACGAGAGTTGTGAGCCGTGAAGAGTGTCAGTGAAAAGTAATAGAATCTATTAGATCTATTAGTTTTGAAACAGAGAATAGATAAGAGAGGCCACGAGCAAAAGTTTACATTTTTATATTTTATTTTCTTTCTGATATATAGTTTGACCCATCTGAAACCCTCGGAACTATTGGATGAAAGACCTACAGTACACTCCCATGATCCCTGCTGATGACGGCAACGGCTACCTTGACCCTGATGGTAAGAGGTGGCAACCACTAAATCCGAAACAAAAGAAGTTCGCTCGAGAGTACATGAAAGGCCAGAACGCAACGGAGGCAGCGGTTAAGGCTGGTTACACTAAGAATCGAGCAGCTGCAAAGAGGCAGGGCAGCGTCTTACTCAACCACAACCCACTTCTGAGAAATTATCTGATCGACCAGGAAATCAAGGAGGCAGAGAGAGATAGAGTTTCTATGGAAGGACATCTCTCGGCACTCCATGACTTGAGGGAGGAGGCGAGGGACCAAGGCCAAATCAACGCAGCTATCACAGCCGAGATCCACCGGGGCAAGGTCGGAGGGCTTTACATCGATCGACGCGAAGTGCTGACCGCACAGATCGACTCGCTCTCCAAAGACCAGATACTCGATCGACTCGGACAGTTGATTACCAAACGCATGCCACAAACGATCGAAGGATCGATAACCAATCGGATCGGATCGATCGACTCGGATCGGACAGAAGAATTGATTGAGCGATAGACCGCGCCCACCCACCCACCCACCCTTATTGACAGACAGACAGACAGACGGACTTGACTGACCGAAGGACGGGGCGATTAATTGACGGACGGACGAGCCAGAGACCCAGAGACGGAGGGAGGGCCGCGCCTTAAAAATATCGTTAGATGCTAACAGTTTTACTTAGGCGCAAGTGCTAACAGTTTTACTTAGGCGCAAATTGTTTTATTGATTGCCTAGGTTATTGCCTAGGTTATTGACTAGGTTTTAGTTTAATAAATAGCTTGCCTATAGATTAGGTTTAGGCTTATAATTTACTCACCACATAGATGGTCTATGTGGATCTTTAAAAGGAGTTGACTAAATGTCAAACGTAGCAAAGTCTAAGACTGAAGACTCTAAAACAGTCAAGCAAGAACTAGCAACTAACAAGGTAGCTAGACAACGTATCATGCCAGCCAAGACTAGCAGCGGCAAGGGTAGCTCTATTGAGACATCATCAATAGCATTTAACCCTGAGCAGTTAGCAACAGCTACAGTACCTAACCAAATGTGCCTCATCATTGAGGCATACTATGACCTATGTGACGCGCTAGACCTAGACTATGGTCAGCCCGTTAAGGTCATTGAGCTTCAAAACTCTATCAGCTCTGATGTTTGGAAGTTCAAGCAAGATGTTACTGTAGTGCTTAGTCATTACCGGCTAATGATTAACGGCGTTAATCCTTGGAAGCCTAAGCAAGATGCTACTATCCATGCCATAGGCAAGATTAGCTAGTAGCTTAGCTTAATAAATTAGCCCGCCAAGCGCGGGCTTTTTTATACCTAACAACTAACAACTTTACTTAGGCGCGGCTTGCTAACAACTTTACTTAGGCGCACTTAGGCGCGACTTGCTAACAACTAAACTTAGGCGCGAGACCCCCCCATACCCCTTGACAAATTTAACCGCCCCGCACCCACCCACCCTCCCTGGATCCGGCCTCAAAGTTCAAGA